CAAGGCTAGCCCACATATCAGTGATAAGTTTGTATCGCTCTTGCTCACGCTGGTAAGCTTTTTCAACAGTTGGGTTGATTGTATACTCGTTACCTTTACTCCTAGCAAACTCTGCGCGTTTGTTTTCTGAAGCCATAGCTTCATCTGCAGCTTCCATGCTCTTAGCAGCAGTGTTCATCCTCTGCAACAAATCGTTACGCTTGGCGAAATAGGTCTTGCCAGCTGCCTTAGTACCACCACTTGCATAGTATGCGGATTTAGCTTCAAGCTCCTTAATTTCAGCCTTAGTCTTTTGGCGTTCTAGTTCGCGCTGGGCACCACCCTGAATATTATCAATCTGCTCTAGTTTCAGCTTAGCAGCGTCAATTTCCATATCCGCTTTCATTTTCTCAATAGAAGACTCAGCCTTGTTAATATCCGCTTCAGTCATATCGTCAGCACGCTTGGAAGCTTTAACCAGTTCCTCCATGTTGCCCACGATTTGCGCGATCTTCTGGCGAGATTCCTCGTTCTGTACGCCAGACCTAGTCGCGTCAATAGCAGCTTGACCTTCCTGCATCTTCAGTCGGCGCTCACCAAGGGTCATATCGTTACTGACTTGTTCTGATAGGCGACCTTCGGTGATATCAAAGCGGGTACGATCTTCTGCAGCTGCAGCTGCGTCGAGTTCCGCTTGACGAACAGCGTCAGCGTATGCGACAGGGTCCTCAGATATCCTGACGATGTCAGCCATATCTTGTGGACCAATAGGCTTACTTTCTACCAGCTGTCCAGTATCCTCGTTGTATATATTTGCAACCAGTTTTCCGTCAACTTCTTCAATCTCCGCACGGTTGCCATCAGGGAAGCTAGTGTACGCTTCCTGTAGGGCATCCTTAGCGGTCCTGAGGTCACCTGCCCTCATAGCTGCCATAGCAGTAGCTGCGTTCTCACGCAACGAACCCTGCTTTGTAGAGGCTATGTGGGCATTAGCGTCTGCAAGTGCTTTGGGTCCCATAGCCCCGGCTTTTTTCCGAATACCTTCTTCCCAAGACTTCCAATCTTTACTGGTAGTGGTCTTCTTCCGCTTGCCCATTTGCTGCACCGCAGCCTCAGATTCAGGAATAGCAGTTACTTGGTGGGGATTTGCTATCACCGGCTCATCAGCAAAGTCAGCAGTCTGGTCTGCGAGCATGTTGCTTTGCTCTGAAGCAACCATTTGTGTCGTCTGCTCAGCTTCAGGAATAGCTGCCATCATAGAACCAAGTTCTTCTTGGTCTCGAATGCCTTTTTGCTCTTGCCCGAATCTGTATCCCGCAATGCCCTGATTGACAGCATTAGTGAGCCCTAAATCTTGGACTCTCAGTGCATCAGCACTTACCCATTTAGCCATTTCAATTTGCTCCTACTGCATTCACTGCATTCGGTGGCGGCGGGTATTTATCCGCTGGCCACTTAGTTTCCGGACCTGCATAAGCGTGAGCACGTGGGTCTCTGGTCATTTGGTAGCCAGCCCGTATATCTGGATTAGTTGGTATGGCTGAGACCTCCCCACCAGCTGCGAAACTTGGGCCATCATATACGGGTGTAGGAGTATACCGTGCGTTAGGGCGAGCCCTCATCGCTGGTGCTGGTGCTGGTGCTGGTGCTGGTGCTGTTACGACTGGGGTTACAACCGGCTGCGCTTCTGCTTGGTTAGCACGAAGCTGGTCGAGGCCACTAGCGATAGCAGCTGCCCCTCTAGCCATACCGGAACGTGCTGCGGGTTGCTCGATATCTACCCAACCGCCTTGAGCAAAACCCATTACCTCGCCACCTTTGTACATACCCATATCTGGTGCTACGGCCTCAGGAGGTGGTATGCCTAAAGCTTCATCGGTGACCTGTGCAGTTTGCTCACGTTCAGCAAGTTCTTGCTGCACCTTCACGATCATCTTGTCGAAAAACTCTGTTCCTTTGCGCTTAACAACATCAGCTGGAATGACGAATTCACCATCGGATAACTTGGCATCAATAGCGTCATCGGTCGGGCCACCCGGGCCTTCAATTTCGCCACCTTCAGCCATAAATGGAATAGCTGCGGCACCGATAGTCGCGACAGAACCCAACATATCACCACCCGCAGCATTTTTATTCGATTGGTTCGCTGCGGCAGTCTCCGCTTTAGAGCCAATTGCGCTGCCCCACGCATCTAATGCGGCGTTACCTTGCCCATACAATTCACCAGCGTCTTGCCCATACGTGGGGATAGCACTAGCGCCAGCTGCAAAGTTACTTTTCCCCTGTGTATCGAGGCCGCGACCTTGGTTTATGGTCCCTTGCTCAAGCGCCATGCCTGTCTGCTCTACACTACGGCGTGCATCGGTAGCAGCGCCAGCTTTCGCTTTCGCTTCCTCCATACGAACACCCACATCAAGGGCTTGGTTTCTTGTTTGAGAGGGATCAACACCATACGACTCTAACCGACGAAGGGCGCTTTGCCGCGCGGCTTCGGATTGTGCGGCAACTTCCGTCTGTGCGGCGGCGGCTTCGGAAGTCCGTCTTTCCGCTGTGTCAAAATTCTTAACCTTATCAAGATACTGTTCCTCAATTGGTTGGTAAAGTTCCTCGTATCGGGCTCGGTCTTCACCAGCTCGGCGCATTGAGTCCTCGGAGTAATCCAGCATTGAATCATCAATGCCAGATAGCCGGTCCCTGTTTTGCCGCCATTGTTCTTGATCGTATTTTTGGCGCTCATCGGCCATCCCATACTGCGATTCAAGCTGGGCTTTCGAGATTTCGCCAATCTCGTCAAAGCCTTTCAGCGCATCACTAGTGCCAGAAGGTGTGGATTTCTTTCCCATTACGCTGCCTCTTTATACAGTTTTTCCATGCGTAGCCACTTGCATTCGGCCCGATACATAGTAAATATTATCAAATCCCCATCATCAGCACCGCCTTTTATTCGGCACTGCTCGGTAAACCCAGCCTGTAAATTCATTTTCACAGCTACAGGATTGCCCGTAGACACCCTTGATGTCACGATCTCACGACCATGTACGATGAAAGGAAAGTGGAAACATTTGAACAAAAACTCCTTAGTCAGCCAGTAGCTGCCCGGGGTCCCCGCGCTGTGCATTTCCACCATATTCTCGGACCATCCGTCATACCCAATGGCCCCAATCAAATCTTGTTTCTTTTCATCGAACTGCCCGATACAAATAAACTCTGCCGTAGGGATGTATCCTATCTGGTCGCAAAGCCAGTGCTTGATTACACCTTGGGGTTCAACGATAAGCATTATGGGATACCAGCGTCTGCTAAGCGTTTTTCAATATCAGCTACGCGTTGCTCCAGCGTTTTGCCAGTAGCATCGACGACCCCTATATTAATCATGTCCTGCACAGTAGTGAAGCTGTCGAGTATGTCGCCTTGCTCCCGGCCTTGTATCCTAGCCCGTTCATTCAATGCAACTACAGCAGAATTCAGTGATTGAATAGATGCCTCTGGCATGGGTAGCCCCGGCCATCTACGCTTACCAAATATTCCTCTGAAAATTGGTGGGCTAAACATCAGCTAACCCCTTACCAGTTTCAGCAACAGTAATTGAATACACCCTACGTCTACCCCTGACTTCGAATGTCCAAATATCATTCTTGAACCCACTCGGTAGCTTTATCATACGCTTATCACTGACCTGCTGCGAATAAACGATTCGGTCATCAGCCCAAACTGTAAAAGTTACATCAGAATTTCTTTTGAGCAGCTGCGCGAGGTCGATCAGTGGTGACCCACCTATGGCAAGTCTATTCTGTGGGACCAAATCGAATGGTGCTGGCATTTCCTGCACGTAAGAGCTACCCATGGCACTTGACCCAATGGGGTGAAGTCTGGTCTTTATGCGCTCGGTATTGTACTCACGAGCCGCTATTGCTACGTTCTCAATATCTTTTATCACATCAGCTATAGAGCACATATCAATCACTGCGGCACCGAGATTGCAGGGCTTTTGGAAATAAAATTCTTTGGACTTCCATTGGTAAGCTACTCGCTCGCGCATAGAATCGTCCCAGAGATAAACTGCCCCAGACCTGAGAACATAAACCTCGCCGGTACGCTCGTCAGTCTGGATCATGTCGACACGGTTGAACGAATCGAACTCAATAAATGCTTCCTGTTCATCCCCCGGGTTAATCGATATGCCTTTATTCTCAGTATAAAAGCCAAGCCATTGGTCTTCATACTGTGCGGCCTTCAATGTGTTAGGGCTATAATCATTAAGCCATTCATCTTTAGTAATTATGTCCTGAGTTGACGGGATAACTCCTGTTTCATTAAGCAAGGATAATCCATTCTGGCTGGCGTAGAGCACTCCATAAGAAAGAGATACGATGGACAATGGTGATAGCCCCGGCTCAGCACTATTATGCTTGGTTAATGTTGTGTTCTCAGGAGCAGTGCCTGTTGCAAAATACGGGTGCCCCGCAGTAACAATACCCGCCGACTGACCAAATACGCCAGCACCGATGACTTCATACTGAGTGCTCAAATCATACGCTGCTGGCCACGCATGAGGACGATAAGTTTCACTAAAATGAATGTTCCTACCTTCCCATGCTAGAAAAAAACCATTAGGCATGACAACGGCGTTTTCAAGACCTAGAGGTGGTGGGGCCCAATCTGTAGACTCCAGTATGTTGTTACGTGCAATTACATCCGAAGGCGCTGAGTCCGCATAGGCAGGATTTTCTATCGGGATTTGAGCAACGAAAAAGAACTCCGCTGTAGTAAACCCTGCTACTGTCCGATAAATATTTTTGAACAAAATAGGCTGTTCGTCTGGATTCGGCACTGACGTATCCATGTTGCTCAGAGTCCATATACCATCCTCTTTGCCTATGGCAGAAACAGGTATTGAAGGCTGACCTTCTTCTTGGAATTCAGATACCAGCGTATAGACGTAGAACCGTTCCTCATCGGGAGCTGTACCACCGGCAGCGCCGAGCGTTCCGGGAAGCACAGGCAGTGGGACTCCAAGCCAATAATAAGGATCACCATTGCGTAGTCGCTCAAGCGTGTTGTATTGCGGCCTACCTTCACCAAACTTATAATAGCGATCATATACATCGTTAAGCAAAGGCCCCGGGTACAGGTTAATTAAGGGGCTGTTGAAGCCGACCCAGAGTTCTTGACTGACCTGTTCTGGATCAGGCAATCGATATGCTTTCTGAATAGTGATGTCGTTGAAGTTATGCAGCAATCCCCAATTACGCATACCCTCAATCGAACCAGAAGTTAGTCGAATGTTTCGCGCGATTTGTGCCTGTGAAGTAGATATTAAGCGATCACTCCGCTTAGGTATCTGCCCTTTAAAATCTTCAATCCTAACGCGTGCGCCCGTCATTTCTGTTTCACCAATGCTTGGATAATGCCAGCTATACCCGCAGGGTTTGTGTTGCCGGTTGCGGCATCTAATTTATTTTTTTGCTCTTTGCCAAGCACCCCGAAGTACGCTCGCAATAGCACAATTAATGGACCAACAGCAGATAATAAAAACGGCCACCCGTTTACTATCGTTTTGACCATATCTGTATCCGCTGTGACAATACCATAGGCCCATAAGCTAATCGTGACGATGATAGCGAAAGCAACTACACGGAAAGACCCTAAAGCTATTTTAGGTCGTGTGGTATGAGGTGACGTAGCTTCAGTGGTCAACATCGCCCTCATGGTCTCACCACTTTGGGTTATCGTTGCCAGCTCCACATCAAATTTTTTACCCATAACTTCTGCCCTTTGCTTTGGGGGCAGTGCGCTGATAACGTCTTGAGCTTGCTGGCCTGTGGCATCAGCTGGCAGCTGCGCGTCATCTGGCAGTAAGGCGTTAATGCCAGCAAGGAGCAAGGGGCCGCCCGGGACCGCTGTACTGATGAGGTTACCACCAACAGTCTTTACGATGTCCCAAAGCGAATTCACTTTGACTTTCCCCGCGACTCGCCCCAGCTATAATGGTTGCCATCCTTGTTGCGGAAGCGTCCACCCCAAGTGCCACCCAGCTTTTCCCACTTTTCACCGATAGGGCGATGGGCTTCAGTGGTGGTCTGGTACTTGTCGTCGATGAACAGGTTAAGGTCAATCGCTAATCTCTGGTAATGATAGCTACCATCGATATGGCCAGTCTTGGCCCATGCGTCACCGAGGCTAAACTCATAACCTTGCTTGTGCGCCCAGACCAATAGCTTTGTCAGTGCTGCCGTAAAATCCCTTTGCTTGCGGCTAAGTTTCATTTTTTAACCTCCAGTCGTTTTAATCGTTCTTCTAATACCGCTTTGCGTATCAACTCATCGTTGGTCACTGTCCCATTGTCAATGTGTCTTTGAATCTGTGCTAGTTCATCCTCGATGTTGAACTGAAGCTCTATGTTTTGCGCGGCAATAGTGACATACCTGTCATCAAGGATGTCATACAAAGGGTTACCAGCCACAGATATATACCCGCCGCTCCCTAAAACTAATGCTAAAAGTGTTCCTATTGTCACCTTTTTACCAGTTATTTGGTCCAACTCAACATTGGGCATTTCTTTCCTTCTTCATAACCTACTCCTATAAATCTATGCTACTTGTATCGCCACCAATACAGGAATGTTTCTGCCTCGTGTTTCTGACCCACCATCAGCGTTTATGGTCAGGTTCGTCTTTGCTCCACCTGTGTTTGTGGTACTTGCGACACTACGCTGATCAGGAGAACCACCATTGTCAGTAAAGCCACCAATGTTTTGCTGAGCTGTAAATGGGTGCACGTGGTTGCTTTCAGTGGTCCCGTGAGCGTGGGATTTATTTTCACTATCTTGCCAGTCAAGCGAGTTGTTGCCTCTGTCTGGATCGCGGCTATTGGAGCCGCCGCCACCGGGGTTCATGCCTCTGCGGAATTCACCTCTGAGGTCCACCATTCTGAAGTCTGTGACACCGTCTCCAGAGGAATAATAACCAACACCGTTGGCACCACCGTTCGATGCTGCTAACCACGTAGCATCAGTGATGAGTCCAGCGTTCGCTTGCAGGAAGTCCCAGAATGAAGGGTAATCCGCTCGGAGTAGGGTTTGTCCTGCGGCCTCAACAAGACCTATACCTGATGGGACGTTTATCAACCCGGGAAGCTCAACGACTGACCCCAATGCTGAGCCACTACTGACTGCTGACCATGGTTGCCAGAAGCTACCTGTGAGGACGCGGGACCATTTGGCTTTGGCATCGTCATCTGTCAGAGCTGTCAGTGTCTGTGTCCCTTTGGTATTGGAACTCCACATAGTGGTCTCAAGGAAACCAATCCCAGAAAACCCAGCAGGGTGATTGAAGATGGTCGCATCATTCACGGTGTATAGGCTGTTCTTCAGAATGAGGTCAATATCACCGACGACTTCCTCGTGCAAACCTGTGGTCGCGTAGCCCAGCAGCCGTTTCTCAAAAGAGTCAGCTGACGTTGTCCAGTCAGTAGGAACGAATGGGCCGGGACCGTTCGCTTGGATGCACTGGTACTGCACATTGTCGAGTGGATTTACAATGATGTCGTCAAGAAAATACTGTGCTGCTTCCGAGAAGAAACGGACAGCAATCAGGTCTATCGCATCTTGGCTTTCATCGATGACACCGAGGCGCTTGTCTGTGAAGTTCACATACAGCTCGCCAACACTTCGAGTGCCGGGGTCGGGCTGCTTATTAGGCGTCGAACTTCTCAGACTTTTCGATCTAACGGTCATGCTAAATACCCCTAATTAAATTAATCCCACGCTTTAAAGCCTAATGGTGGTGCGTAGGTTAGATCAGCAAGAGATGCAACTATTCTATACTGCTGGTTACCGACTGCCCCCACAACACAACACCATGTTCCCCAATCAACTGTCGTGTCAATAGTGGTTACAGGGTTTACACCTGATGCTGGGTCTCCAGCTGCGAATGTTCCATTCTCACCATTCCACGCACCATCAGTGCCAACCCAAGTTTCCCCGGTAGACCAGTCAATTGCAAACATCAATGTTGTGCCTGTTAGCTGACCTACTAGCCCATGCTGGCTGGCGTTACCGTAAGGCAGAGTGACCGTTCCACGATATAAATTCGTGTTTTTCATGTACAGACTATCTGCGTCTGCCAATGGGTTGTCATCGCCTACAGGGTTGGGGTCAATTAATTTCCGTATACCGAGACTACCAAAAACGCTATCCCCTTGGTTGATTACATAAAGCTCAAAATACACTTTACCAACCCGAGGAATAGCAATCGACCGCACACCAGTGTCATCTGCCACGTCTCCCAGAAGCGCGTCTCTATTGCTTGCTCCAGCCACAACCGTATTAACAGAATCCAAAGGATTCCATTCTGCAGGGGCTCCTAACCCACCAGCAGCTAGCTGCAAGTCCCAGATAGCTTGGCCCCATTCAATACCTTTGGCTTGTGGTATTGTGTCGCCACCAGCAACATTACCATATCGCAAAAAGAATTCATCTATCTCACCGTCAAACTGACCAAGAGTGAATCCCCCCAGATTAAGGTTGGGGAATCGTGTCGGAGAATAAGCGGCGGCGACCGAACCGGAGCCGGGGATTCCAGCAACATTGTATCGAACAGCAGCACCAGAAAAAGCTGCACCAGTATCTTGGTATTGAACCCAAAAACTGATATTAGCCCGAACTCCAGCAACAACAAGACCGGCACCAGTAGTTGCGACCGAAACATCCGCGTAACGGAAGGTAACGGAGCCATCTGTGTTAATTACTATATTGAACCTTGTAGGGTCAGCACTGTTCAGTACGGTGATGGGTGCTGCTAAGGAGTCAACCAGAACCCACATTGAAAGCCAAAGTGTCTCAAGCGTGTTGCCATCTGGATTCCATGATATGGGTATAGAGTTAGGTACGGACAAACTTTCCAGATCATCCATAACAAGGCTCCCCGCGTCATCCGTGTAGTCGACTATAGGTAAGCCTTGAACATTCGTTGTTGACGCAAGCCCTAGATTCGACTGCGAAACCGAATCAAATAGCGCTGTACCTGAGTTCTCATTAAGCCGATACCATGCATCAGGATCGATATCAGCTCTGAGTAGAGCATACGCACTCGGCGCTGGTGGCTTGCTTGCTGTGATGCCGGGGATTAACATTACGCAGCCTCTAGGTTACCGAACAATGTCCATTCCGTAGCAGACACTTTTAGTGCGGTTGCTACTGCGAACTGACCAGTAAGTTTCAATGTCAGTGCCGCCTCAACATTAAGTGTGTCACTTGTTATCCCGACCGTAACCTGACCGGCACCAAGCTGCATAAAGTTGAGCTGGGTCCCGACTGGATATGCCACCGAAGCATTAGCAGGGATCGTCATCGCGATAGCTGCTGCATTGTTTAGTGTGATCATCTTCTCAGCGTCACTCAGAACTGCGGTATAGGTTACCCCTACCTGTGGGTTGAGCGCTATCGGTCCTGCTGATGCAGTGCCACTACTGTACAAGAATGATACTGATGTCTTGTTGTTGTTGGCTATCGCGTCACCGCCGTTCACAAGCGTTACCGGGACACGGAACCAGCTACCTTCATCAGTAACAGCTGACGCTACTTCCCATACAGCAAAGTCAGCAGCATCTGCTTGGTCCTGAACATAAATCTGGTTCCCTACGGATAGCGAATTGAGGAAATTCAGCGCATCGATCCCGTTGTCAGTTGTCTGCGAAATGAATATCTCAGTGACTGACCCCAAGGTCGCGTTGTTGAACCGGATTTGTCCTGCTGTGGGCGCGACTGCTACGCTGGTGCTGAATCTATACGCGCCAGTGATTGTGCCACCACCTTGCCCATTCAGTGCGACTCCGTCCCAATACAGATCACCACCTTCGTTGTACATTTTGTTGGTAGTGACAAGTGGGGCGACTATGTTGTCAGGAATGACAATGGCACCTCTGGATGATCCCGGTTCAGCTGCGCCCGGGGCCAGAAGAATATCACCACCAGAGCCAGAGACTGAGCCACCATCGGCACCTCTCAGAGCGATCTGCCCACCGTTACCTACGGTCCCAAGTGGGGAACCACCATAAGCGACAACCTGACCACCGGCATATGCTCCTGAGGTGTTACCACCAACTAGCCTGACAGAACCGCCACTATAGGCAGCGTTACCACCGTAGATATTGGTCCCACCACCGTAGTTGCCGGGGGCAGAAGAATCACCAGCCCTGATATTTACAGTTTGGCCCAGCACATCGGATGCACCGCGAATATCGAAACCACCAGTGACTAAATCCGCAGTCAGGGGGTTGCTAACACCGCCACCGCCACCGCCAGCTGCCCATACCAGATTTCTCGCACCGCCAGAGAGTGTGTCTGTTGTCAGAACTTCCCCAGCACCGCTTGGTGGTGCCGCAGGGAGCCTTAGAACATATGCCGCTGGTACGTTATCCGGTGCTCGTATACCAATAAAGTTGTCTTTAATTCGTTCGCTATTAAGGCCCAAAGTAGTGTTGCTTTGCAGACCTTCAAATGCCAGAACTCCTGTTCGCTCATCACCACCGTAGTTGCCAAGTGCTCCAGCATAAAGACTAGCCCTTATGACAACCATGCCATAGGCAGGGCTTTCGAGTCCTTCTGAGCCACCCGGTTCGAGCCAAATGTCACCGGGAAAATCATAGGCTTCACCAGCTTTAAGATGGATTCTTCCAGCAATAGATGTACCAGCTTGGGCATATGAATCACCACCTTTAATGACGATGGACCCGCCCCAAGCTTCTGCCGCGTTGACTACATTACCACCCGTTAAATCAATCCCGCCACCGTATCCGCTGGGGGTTGCGTTAACTGAATCCAGTAAGGAACCACCTGTCAGAGTTATGCCACCGCCTTTACCGGGGCCTGTTGAATCGGTTAAATGGTTACCACCTACCAGATTAATCCCACTGGCTTGCGACTCGTCGTTATCGTAATTTGTGGAGCCAGCGATAATATCGATGTCGTTTGTGTCTTCGCTATTAGCAACGGAAAAGATAGTGAACCCGTTGATATCAAGACTGCCACCGAGCTGTGGTGTTAAGTCGTCAACAACAGCAGCTAAGCCACCGCCACCGGCAGATATGTAGGGCAGCAATGTCCATACGCTGACACCATCACCGATCTTCTCTTGGCCGGTGTCTGTCTCGAAGCCCTTCTCACCATCTGCGAGTATAGGGTTGACCGCGCTCCAATTTGCTGCGATGTCGCGTCTTGTCTGTATGATGTCAGCCATTATGCTGATCCTCCGTCAATATTCTGGGATGCTAGATAAACACTCGAAGCGTTGCCACCGTCGATATTTGAGCCTTGGCGAAATTCATCCAAAGCGCCTTTATTTATTCGGTTTTCTACCCGGGCCCCAGCGTCAAAAGCTTGCGGCGTAGAACCATCCTGCCCACGTTCTACTGTCAAGACGTTACCAACAGCATTGGTTACCTTCAGCACTTCGAATTTTGTTAGGGCTAAATCTTCAATGACTAGATAGTAAAACTCGTCTGGTGTGTTCAGGGTGGGGTATGACGATGCGTTTACAACAGCAATGCCTAGACCCCCTATGGATAATGGGGAAGCTAGAAAGCTAGTCCCCTTATTAGAAAACTGGATTGGAGTACCCATTAGTAAGTCCCTGCGTCCACAAATTCTTCGAAAAATCCTGCCGTAGCCCTGAGTTCTATTCGGGAACCCATATCATAGGATTGTGCAATAGTGCCTTCTTGCCCACGGACACAAGTGAGAACATCACCGACACGCTCGACCATGTGGACTACTTCTTTTATTCCAGAAATATCCTCGATGACTAACACTGAGTACTCAGCACCAACTATAGGGGTAGGGAAAAACTGACCTTCCCCAACGTCTAGCTGTATTAGAGTGTCACTGCCCAATATACTGGAAAGCAAAGTGCCAGAAGCAAAATTGTTAAACAAAACTTCCATTATATTTCCTCGCAGATAAAAATAATTTCATCTTGCCATGTTTGGCCTTCAGTCGTTGTCACTGTAATGTCAGCCTGATAATCGTTAGCATCGAGCCCACCTTGGGTTGTCAAGATGACTTTTTTCAGGTCAACAGTCAGCTCACCCGTTACTGAAAACGCTGGTACTGTTACGACATCAATAGCAATACTAGCGATAGTCGCTAATAGGTTTGGGTCTGGCAACCGTGCTGAGTAGTCAACAGTAAACTTCCGCACTTCGGCTGGTTGGACTCTGAATCTATCTAGCAGCATTGTTGCGGCTCCTTACTACATTTCTGGAACCCGGGAAGTTCGACAGTCGAGCATTCGTAGAACCCGGGGACACAAGTATAATTGTCATGTGCTGGCACAATAACGCACTCGCCGACCTCAGCAACTTCATTGGGAGGTAAATAGCACGTGCCTGCCGCAATTGGCGAGCACCCTGCAATTGGCTTCGACGCAATACTCATAATTTATATGAATGACTCACCCACACGTTGTTTTGCAAAATCAGGAAACGTCCACCCTGCTTGAGGGGAGAACTTAGCAGAGGTAATAGCTCTGCTACGCTTGATGTGATTGCGAAAAGACCTACCATGTATGATCGCTTGCTGTTGGTTGGTCCATGGCTTGGATATCATAGACATACAGCGTGCACAGGTCCCATCAATGACAGCGTCCCTCCAGTGCGTCCTGAAGATATCAGGCAGCTTACAAGTAGATTCAGTAGGGATGACTGATAGATCAAATAAATACCGCTTGGACCAATCCCTGTTTGGAGTAGGCGCTAGCTGAACCGTTCCCGGCCCCACCATAAGGAATGCGCGAGGCTCGGTGGAAAACTGCTCATATAGTGGATACTCTGGAGCTGGTAGCAGTATTTTCCGCACGTTAGAGTTGCCTTGAAATGTACACCGATGGACATAACCCACCCGCGCGCTCTGGAACAAAGGGTCCAGATAAATAGTTGGGTTATTTGCTTTACTGCTCATAGGTCCGAACAGTTCGGTCCACGCGCGACCGTCTTCGCAAAACTGGCGCACTGCTGCAAAAATTTCCTGCATCAGCAATTCCTCGGTGATGCCGGGGAGTCGGGTCATAATCTCGGGTAAAAAATCTGCTAGTTTAGTGCTCATTATCCAACACTCCCGGGCTGCGTATTGTTGTTGCCAAACGCTCTAAGCAACAGTGCTGCGCGAGAATCAACAGTATACTCGTCGTCTTTGAGTTCAGCGTAACCACTTATGAAATAAATGAGGCTTTGGTAAAACATGGGGTTTATTGGGATGACCATCGCTAGATCAAGCGGGACATCTGCATATTGGGGGAGTTCTTCGCCTACGCCTAAATAAGAAAGCCACGCATCTGGGCGCAGCCTTTTCAGTTCGTAAAGCCCACTGTTCAGTGCGACTAACAGGTCATCTACAGAGTTGCGGTAAGGGATTACCTCATCTTGTAAAATATACCGAGCATTACTCAGTATCTGCTCAACCGTCTTCGCCATCCGTTTCTATCCCCGCAAGCAATTCGTCGAGTTCTTCAGCAGAATCTGCGACCATTGGTTTCGTCGGGGCTTTGGCAGCTTTTTTCTTCACAGCTTTTTTAGCTGGAGCGTCAGGGGTACTGTCTGGCTTGGATTGTGGCTTATTCAAATCCAGCCAAGCTTCTTCAACTTTCGGGTTCCTCGCCATAGCAGCGTTCCACCCAAAGATTGCACCTGTCGTCTTATGCCGTAGCACTTTTCGTTTAGCCATTATCTCTCTCGTAAAAAAAGAGGTGGGACCATCATAGCCCCACCCCTAGATTACTTCAACTACTTAGCCTTTGGTAGCTACGAGAGCAACGATGGCAGTACCATCAGTTACCTTGTAACCATACACCTGAAGACCACGCATGATGGTGCCGAAAGTGCGTTCTGCACGAATCGTTTCCATCTTGGTCAGCTGGCTGGCAAACGTCAGACCATGACTGTGACCGGCAAATATGGTGGTTTCAACACCAGATACAGGCAACAGGTTGGACGCGTAAAGCGTGAAGCGGTCGATCATGCCCAGACGACCGTTGCGAAGCATAGTCATACCGTCACCAGTAAGAGATGCGTCACGCAGTTCGCTTGACTTGATCATCGTAGCGGCCCATGCCGGGAGAATCAACCAACGCCCCTGTTCGGGGATGTTAGCCTCATCGAGGACTTGGCCCATGCGAAGTAAGACATCGACGATGTCGAAAGTCGCAAGATTGTCGCCACCTTTCGGAACTACGACTACGGGGTTAGCCGCGATACCGAGATTCAGATTGGCAGAAATCCGACCAGCGGTCAGACCTTGGTTACCGGAGTTACCAACGGTGCCGTTCGGGTAGTTGATGATAACGTCAGCTGCAATGTTGCCCAGCACGTCAGTATCAATTGCGATCTTCATCTGCTCGGAAGCATCGTCAGACCACATACCCAGAAGATTCAGGTCAGCCTGAGTCTCCATAACGTCATCGACGATAGCGGCAAAGTACTTACCTTTGTCGATCAGCAGGTCGACGAGGTTTGAGCTGGGGCGCTCAACGTCGATGTCTTGATCGGCTTCATAATCGTTGATGGTCAGAGTTGGCTTGGTGCGGATATGGACGGTGTCGCCCTGATTCGCAATCTCACCAGCGTAATCGGTATTCGCGATAGCAGCGAGGACCGTGGCATCGTAGAACTTCTCGATGAGCTTTCCCGACCACAGAGCCGGGATGAAAATGCCCGTATACGCGGGGGCGGCGACAGGGCCAGTTCCACCGGGATAGGGGGTTGCGCTTACTGGATACATAACAATATCTCCTAATTAAGTTTTATTGCCCGACCAAGATTCTGCCTTGGTTCATGGCATTCTGGATTTCACGTTCAGTCGCATCGTATTCCTCTTTGCGACCTTTAAAGAGACCCTTACGGGCATCCTCGTAGAAAGAACCAATTTCTGATTCTCTCCATAAACGACCAGTTTCGTTGATATTGTCAGCCCCACCACCAGAACCTGATCCCGGTGATGCTAGCGAAGCCAAGTCCACTTTAGGGGTAGGTTTTGGAACCTCCACCTGAGGTGTGTCTGTCTCTGCTGCGGGTTGTAAAGCTGCGTTCTCACTCAAAAAGCCTTTAAAAAATTGAACGACCCTCGCGGTATCATTCGCCCCAAACGCCTTTGTTAGCATCTGGCTTCGCGGTAATCCCGCGTACACGTCTTCTTGGTCAAGCCATAAAAGAAAGTCAGGGTGTGTATTAACCTGCTTCCAGTTCGGGACTTGATCAGCTAGACCTGCATATAATTTTTCCTTACTCGTTTTCACCTGAGTCTGACCAACATGATTTACCGTGGCCTTCAGGTCAGCGTTCTCATTGCGTAAGGCGGTTAATTCACCCTGCACCGCTTCAACTGCAGCACGCTTCATAACATCGATTAATTCTGGACCATAGTCCTTAATCTCATCTTCTGTCAAGGTGCTTGCTGCTGCGGCCTCAACAGTAGATTCGGGCTCCGCGTTTTCTCGCGCTGTCCGCAAACCTGCGAGCAAACCTTCTAACTGGCCTACTCGTCCTGAGAGGTCAACAACATTCTGCTTCTCTCGGTTATACATACCCTGTAGGGTTTTGTACTTATGCTCCCAATTGTCAGCCTCTGGTATTTCCGTTGGCGCAACTGGCTCTGCGGGGTCAGCAACAAGTACCTCTGCAGTTTCTGGCTGTTCAGCCTCGAAGGATAGATTCTTGTCGTTGCTTGGCTTTCCTTCTTCAGTAGCATCTGCTGCTGGTTCATCACCAACAACTTGCAACTCTGGCTGTTGAGAAGCTTCAATTTCACTCGCAATGCGGTCAGCTTCTTCTATCTGGTCCTGAACTTGCTTAGGTAGTGCCTTAGCCATTTTTTTGTCCTAACGTGGTTTAGGGTTTACTATATCTGCAGCTTTACCGAGCCCACGTAATACTTCGGTAGCGCCTCTTGCGATGCCTCTATTTACATCGGCCGCTTCTTTGGGGCCGTATAAAGTAAATTCAATCGCTTCTGCGCGGTAGGTATTGATGGCTTCGAGGATAGTCAAAAAATCTTCGTTTCCCCGTAGACGCATCGCTGCCTCCGCTTGTTTGACCGTAAGCTTCAAAGCTTATGGTCGACGACTACGATATCTTGTAATCGGATAACTCAAATCCATTGTATCTGGTTGGCGTGATCTAGCCGAAGTATTACCCTTTGAGTAATCATTCATGCGGGTTCTATCCGCGTCACCAATCAAATTTTGGTTGTCATAAAAACCCGTATCACGTTGGTCTGACAACTTCATGCCATTAATGACTGTTGCGCCGGGGGCTTTGCCTTTCTTACCTGCTTTTTCAAACCGATACATATCAGTCTCCTTAGCGAGGAAGGCCCTGAAGCGCAGGGAACATACCACTGTAACCTTTGTGCTTGGGAAAAGTTTTCGGGGCCGGGGAACCGGAGCCGCAAATCTGCAAGTTGCAGACTACTTTGTTGTGGTCGTCTTCCTTGGTAGGCTTTTTGTCAGGGTAGGAATCCCCGAAGCCATCTTTCCAGCCAGACTTTTTACCGGCCTTACCGGCGCTTGGCTTTTTCGGATAAGTTTCGTACATGGTCGTGGTCCTCTTAGCGGCTTTCGCCAGCAGACTGCGAGCGACCCAGAAAAGGACGGGCCCCTTTCTTGTTCATGTTGGCCCCAGAGCCATAGGCTTCAGTGCCCTTGACCATATAGTTGCCGTTGGGGTTCGCACCAGCGCGGGGGTTGAATGGACCAGCACCCAAATCGGCAGACGGACCAGACACAGCAACTTTCCGCGTGGTCTCGCCTTTCGACAGGTTGAGAGGCGTGCCAGTAATACTGACGAGGGCGGGATTGATGCGGTTAGCTTCTTTCATTTTGGATTTCTCCGTTGATTAGGTTTGTGCCTATTAGGCGATAGTACCAGTAATCAATCTAATTGCAAACTGGTGCTGAGTACGTGACATCACTACAATTTGCGCTCGTACCACATATTCGCTTTAAGGATTGCCAAAGTGCCCAATTCCACTCCTTCACGTTTCATTTGCCAAACCATTTGTAATGGACCGCCTCCATGAATGTATGGGAAATTGTACGCGAAAGTAGTGACATCACTTTTGTCTTTGTGTTCCTTGGAGAAATCGAGCCAAGTTGCACCATTGTCAGTGCTGAATCGCCCCATTGCTGACTCTTTGTCTTCGTCCAGACTGTACACCGTACTCATGGATATAATGTATGTACCCGTGACTATATTATCCGTTAGCCGAATTTCGACTTGATCTGGCGCGGGGGCTCCCACTACAGCTGGATAATTAGTATCAACATCAACCCACCCGGGGTTGGTAATCTGGTCTTTTATATCGTACCCAAAAGGGTATACCGATGGTAGGTTCGACTCGTTCAGCGCCTGACTAGCACCGAAAACTATATTCGGAACAACACCAGCACCGAGCAAAACATTGAGGCTGGCTGTATCAACAACATTGTATGCGCCAAGCTTGATCGACGGTATGGACCCAGAGTCGAGGATTAAAGGCAAAGAGCCTTCATCGACAACTTTTTCAGGTCCTTGTTTTATAAGCGCAATGTCTCCACTCGCTAAGATTACCGCTAATTCAGTCATTACTATTTTCCTCTATGTGTGGTCGAAGGTAACAACGAAACCATTATAGGTGACAGTTATACCCAAGTGAGTTACCGGGGTTGGGCGATCATACGGCGTACCATCCCAGCCTGACGAGTCAACACCAAAGCGCCGACGATTAGATGCTTGTGACCGGCGAGCCATCAGTTTTTCTTCTTCTTCTTGGGTGGGTTAACGCCTTTATCAGCATCCTCAACAACCTTGTCAATTTGCTTACCGCGAAGGCCAGCACCGATACCAATATAATCCTTGACCGCATCCACGCCTTGATCCCAATAGCTCTTGTCTTCTTTGACCTCGCCACCTTCAGACATTTTCAGCTTGCTGCCTTTGCCCTTACTGGAGTAAGGCATTTTTTTGACCGTTGGCTTGCCCTTTTTCTTGGAACCACCAACGCGTTTGTTTCCGGTATACGGATTAAAGTTTGTCATACTGCTTGCCCTCCCGGGCCTCGTTGTGCACCTTTCATGCCTTCATCAACCGCGCCAGCTTCACCGGCCCCGGGCTTTTCTTCTTGAGTCCCCGGCGGTGGCTGCTGAGCGGCCATACCGGCCATCGCGTCCGCGTCTGGTACAATGTTAGCATAATCCAATCCAATCCTATCAGCAGTCTCACGCAGTAACTCAGCACGACCTTCCATGCCCACAATCTGAGCGTCCATCGGATTCGCGGTGAGCTGAAGAAACTCAAGTATTCTAGCCCTTTCAGTTTCCCTTTTATTTGCAAAAGTAACACCACGAACTCGAATATTTTCATCGCCCTGCAATCGACCACTTTCATCTGTCAGTAACACCGTGTCATAAAGACGCTGTAGCAATGGGGTGAATATATCAGCATCAATATTCGCTGCAACTGATTGCATAACTTTACCTGCATTTTCCATCAGCATACTTAATCCGGATGCTGTACGACCAGCAGGTCCTTGACCTCCCGCATTGCCAGTCATATACCGAGGTATTGCTGATATCTCATCAGCAAGTATGCTCATCTGCCCGTAGACGTTGAGTAGTTCAGCAGACCTTGAGTCAGGCTGGAAGAAATCAATTGCCTTCTCAGAAGAACCCATCGGATCAGTCAGTGTGTGCCAACGCTTCCACGGATATAGATCATCCGTGTTGGTGTTTGGTGACACGCGGTCGTCATTGATGATGACCTGTGGTCCTGAGGCAATAGACAAATTATTAACGAGTGCTCGTAGCGTAGCGTTTGCAACATCCTGAACATCCGACATAATTTCAGGCACACCGTTGCCAACTATGGCCCCGGGTATTTTTTCAAACGATGACTTGTAATAGGGATGGCGCTTGCGTGGGTTGGGGTCGATCTGAACCTTGATGATGTGGTATCCGACTAGCCAAGCCGTGCAAAAATAATCTTTTTCTGCATCTGGTATTTCCTCTACATCATACCCGTAATCCAGCAGCATTTTGCCTTGAATATTTCCATGCCATTCCAGTGTGTCTATTTCGTCTGAATGATTGATGTGTGGATCTTGACGCAATTCCAAATGGGCTTTTTCGGTATCGGTATAGTCGAGCCAATCAGAAAGGCCACCTTGCCCGTATTCATCCAATGCCATTCGGATGGCATCGTCGTCATATCCCGGGACACCCAAGAGATTATTAAGGTCTGAACGCTGGAGTCTAAGGTGCTCAATAATTGGGGAATTTTCGAAGTAATCAACTTGGCTGCTCCAGTAAATATCAAAGGGGGACGGAGCGGTCCAGTACATTTTTGGGATATCTTTTACAACTGCTTCACCGTTAGCCCACCTGACATCAGTAGCCATACGCACGACTGGCCCCTTCATAAATGCAAACGGGAATATCGCTATGTTGTGTAGGAACTCGGTCAGCTTGTCATAGAAGTGACCTTCTACCAACATGTCGTCAAGATATCGCGTAGCTTTATCAGCGTCTTTTTTCGCTTCCTTCAGTGCTGCTTTTCGCGCACTGCCTGTGAGTTGTTTTATTCGATCAGTGACCGTGTTGTGGTCGACTGGTTCGCCAGCGTCTTGAAGTTTTTGGACCTCTGATGTTACAAGCTCCAGAACAGACTTGGTTACGTCTTCTGGTAGTACGGGGTCAGGAGTAGGTTCGATGAACCATGGCCGGTCACCGGCAAGATAAATATCTCGAAGCATCGAAGTAGCGCCACGGCACTTTACTTGGGTGAGTTTGGCGTAAACTTCACTGCCCCCGAACTGCGCTATAGATGCTTTCTTTTGTGGGGTGTACTCACCTCGGTATGCCCTAAGAGATTCCACAAGTCGATCTGATATACCACGTGTCTCGCGGTCAGACCTGAACTGGAAAAACATGGTCCTGATATGTCCTGCAATGCCTTGCTTCTTGTATTCATCAGCTTGCTGCGCTTCCGCGCGTATCGCTTCCTGCTCGGCCATTTCAGCGTTTTGCATCTCACCATTGGAGATGACGCGCAACATACCGTGCGTCCCTGCGGTATCTTTTACCGGAGAGGGTATGCCGACAGTGTTACGATCTTGAGGGGGCCGCGCTGGATTGCCGCCGCCTAGCGACAGATTTCGGACATCCGCTTGTGTTGTGATGCCTGAAGGCATAGACAAATCCTAAGGTAGGTTTGCTCAAGAATAAGTTGATGCTGAGTGCTTGTCAACACTAAGTCCATGCTGCAGTAGGTGGTGGTGGTGCTACGGCGATCATAGGAGTCATCGCTCGCGCCAGCACATTCGACGCTGCTGATAGGCAGAGGTATTGCAGCCCATCTGCCAAATCGGACTCTGGGTGACCCTTATCAGGCTTCTCCGCAAGGACTCCTTTCTTATCGCGAGGATAGCGATAGTCTCTTTGTAGTGCCAAGAGTAGATCATTATTCAACCGCCTATCAATTAACAGACCACCTCCCCCATCGATCTGCAGCCCCAAGTATCGTTCAACTGCTCTGAGCCTCGGAGTAATATCGTTGGTGGGAGCCAATATAACAGAAAACCCCAAACGCTCAACTGCCATTTTTACAGATTCCTCACCTATCTGTGACCGCTGCCTACCAGCTGGGTCCATAGCCATGAAGAATTTCCCTCCTTGGAAGTTCTCTAACAGAAACGGACGGGCCGTGGTAGCGATAAACTTCTCGATGCCCATGTTTTCTGCCCACACCGAGCCCAACACAAGCAGCCTTCCGCGAGCATCGATTTGCCCCGCAACAAGTGCAGGGTTTCGTCCCGTATCGACCCCCAACACGATTGGCCTCCCAAAATCAGGATAGAGGCGTTCACGAATATGGAACTCGGGGTTGAACGATTTGGCGAAGACCGCTTGGCCCGATAGTGACGGGGTAATTTTATTGTGGATGTATTGTTCACACCAAGCCGGTGAGTTCGCCTCAAGGAGGTCTTCATAATACCGTGGCGGTAGGTTTTCTCTATTCTCCGCACCTTCTTCAAACGCCCCCGGCTGTACGAAATAATCAACATTGTTTGGCCTCTCCACTTCCAAAAAGTCATAGTAGTCGCTATCCTCAGAAAATGAGTTCGTTTCTCCGAACAGACCGTACCAATACTCTTTCACGTTCGCGCGTGAAGGATAGCGACCGCAGCGCGAAAAAACGGCCTGTAATATCTCTAAAGGGATTTCGCGGAACTCCGATACCCAAGCAAACGTCAGCTCGAGAGACAATAATCTTTGTTGGTTTTCCGGTGTGTCCAGAGGTAGCATTAAAACTTCGCACGATACTGGAATGCCATCAGCAGGAGTGAAAGAAACAAACAATGTCGCTTCCGAAACTTTCCACACTGAAATTGGCCGTATCCATTCCTGCATGGTTACCAGACAAGTTGACTTCAATTGTTGTAAAGTATTCCGCACCACGACACAGCGTGACCGCCTCACCCCATCCTGACTTGGGGGAGTCTCGGATGCTCTACGCACCACTTCGATGGCACCGAGTGCAACGGACTTCCCTGACCCTACTGGACCTCGAACCAGACGAAACGGCGCGTCAGACGCGTGGAACTCCGCGAGTGTCGGAGTAGCGTTGTAAACCCGTGCGATGTCTTGAGCCACTATAGCTGTACTCTCAGTGGCCCACCAGCTGCTTCTTTTGGTCTCCAGAACTCAGCATCATCAAATTTATTGTATGCCTGTAACCCAATTAGTTGGTGACCATATGGGGGTAGTGGTTCGACCTTGTTGCGAATAACATGGAGCCCGGGTATCCCATGGAGGTCATCATTTTCTTGGGTGACCTGCTTAACATGATTGAAGTTGTGCTTGAACTGTTTAAGCTCCAGAAAATCATATATCCCCTGCATGGTTTCTTGGGGTTTTTCTGCCAAGTCATTAAACTCGACAAGGTGTAGCCGGTTCCAATACCCCCGGCTGATTGCATCTTTAATTCGGTTGAACGCGATGCCTACTGGCTGGTCGTTCCGCATCCATATATCAGATCGCCCCTCTACCGTCTGCCAGTCATAGAAATGATTTTTCTCTTGGGGGAACTGCCAGTCGTGAGCGTTCTTCCGGTACAGATTTTCAAACGACGATAGTATGTCGGTAATCTTCCGCACTGGCACGATGACCTTAGCCGGTCTACCGAGAATGACCTCAGCCATTTCCATGTGTGCCAGCCATCCTCTCGATTTGTCGAAATAGACTGGACGGTCAACAATACTGCAATAATTATGGAGGATGGAATTTACAACCGCTGCCTTGCCTTTTTTGTTAGGTGACGCCTTGAATGCTGCCAGATTTTCCCATTGGTTGCGTATCGCTAAAATAACATCAAGAATCCCTGAGGTAGAAGTAGCATGAAACTCCGGATTTTGATTGAGGATGTTGCAAAGAAGTGTGGAGCCAGAGCGGGGAAGACCCGCAATAAAATGTATTTGTTTTGTCATTAACGTATCCGTAGTTCGTCTAGTTCGTCGATCATGGTTGCCTGAGTACAGTATTCGCCTGTGCGGACATCAACGAAATATTCACGCTTGATATTCGCAAATGAAGATGGGTCCCGCATGGTTTCGGGATAGCGAGTTGGTAATGAAAACCTAGCGCCATCTTGCCATAACGCCCCGCCTATTCTAGCGTAGCACCGAGGCCAATCATGGCGGCTCAGCGTGCGGCCATCTGCTGGGAATAGTATAGGAGTGAGCCCTTGGTATGTAGGTGCTTCAGTGGTCATACTTTATATGGTTTGATACTGCATTATCGATTGCCTGTTGTCCTGCTGGCTCAGCAGCAACAGCGTGCTCGTGATCAGGTAGATCATGGTTGTGAGCTACAGAGTCGTGTTCATGCTCGACCAACACAGGTGCTGGTGCTACGTGCTCGTGACTAAGGTCCTGTGCAGGGTGTTCGTGCTCAATAAGTTCCGCAGGAGCGTGTTCGTGAGCCTCATACGTGATCTTGTGGGTGTGGGGTACATGCTCGTGGTTGTGATCACTCACTTGATCCTGAAGCTGTAACATATCGGCTTGTAGCGCAAGCAGTTCATCAATATAAGGATCAGCGCTGGGGTTCAATGGCACCCGTTCATCAAGTAGGCCCATAGCAACTGCTGCCTCTCTTATGGGCTTGGTGTCAGTAGCTTCACCGACTACTACTGCTGTACCAGTGGCGAACACCAACGACCAGATCAGCGTGGCGACTTTCTTCGTAGCCACAACAATCTCGATCCATTGCTTGATTTTGTCCCACCGTGTTAGGACCACTTCCTCAGTGATTTCTTCGTCGTATTCAGTTTCATTACTCATATCAAAATTTCCAGATCGCAGCACCGACTATGGGCCGGTGACCATTAAGTTCGTCGACAGTTGTCTTCAATGAGAATAAGACATCACCCACACGCTCAGAATCCCAGACTTTGCCGATACCTATTGCTAAGCTGTCTTCGCCATCATAGTACCCAACAGCTAGACCAACTTGGGTCTTAGTAGTC